TTAATTACTTGTAAAATCTAGTAATGGTAAAACAAAAGAATCATATCCAGCTCCTGTAGTGAGTGAAACCACATGAGAGCGCATAAACGAAACTAATACAGAAGGAGCATTTTCATTCAATAACAAATTTATCATATCTTCACCTATGTCATCTTCCCAACTGAATTTTCCTTCCATAGCGATACTTAAGAAAAAAGGATACTCTTTATTATCTTCTTCATAAATACTTAATTCCAAAAAAACAGTAGCCTCGTCATTACTTCTGTTAATCTTTTTATTTCCATGTACAATAACATCTTCAACATTTTCTTTTTTAAAGTCTTCATTAACTTTAAATATTATACTTTTTAATATTGGAAGTTTATATTTAAACTTGCTATTCCTTATTTTATCCATAGATCTTGTCCTCTTTTAAGACGCTTTCGCAAATGTAGCAGTAAGGAACCCATTTTTTGACATGTTTTTTGATTTTAATTTTAATTTTGGTGTAGAATACTCACTGATTTTAAATTCACTTTTCCAAATATCTACTGTATCTTCAAAATTGTTACATAACAAAATCTCAAAGTCAGAATCTTCGTATTTACTATAATCAATATTTAAAGGTTCTAACTTCGATTCGTATTCTTGGAACTCTTCCTTTGTCATACCTTTTAAAAAGTTCAAGCAATCATACAATACCTTTTTATCCATTTTCATTCCTCCATAAATCTTCTATTTACTGCACATTCTGCGTCTTTAAGTAGATATATCGTTTTAAACCTTGCACTAAGGTGAGAATATTCCTTATTTTGAGGGTTGTCAAAAAATTCATTTTCTTTCTGTTTATGGTAAAACCCAATTCCTTTTACAACTTTATATATATTTAATAAAGGAAACTTATTAAACAAAATGTCCAACTTAATTCCTATTCTATACTCTTTATAGCTACATGTGTCTTTCGTTTTATTGCAATATTCTTTCCAAAACTCCTCAATAATATTCAAAGTTTCTTTGTCTGTTAAGTCTAATAAGTATTCTATTAATAAATTGCATCCTACGTGTTTGAATACCGTATTATCCTTACATTCACTTTCTTTTTTATGCATCCAATAGTTTGCATTGTTTGAATTATCCCAAAAATACATTCCCTTGCCTAACCAATATTTATCTTCACTAATAATTAAGTATCTAGAATCACTTACAAACTTTTCACAACGTTCTGAGTCATTAACATGATATGCTATTATATTTGGTTTTAGAACGCATTGATTTGACTGCATAAAACTATCCCTTTTATACCTTTATAAATAAAATTGCTTGTCCCAAAAAAACAAACCAAGCTTACTACATTTTGTAATTAATTACAACACTACATATAGAAATTTTCGTTAACTTTATACTAGATATGGTTTTTAATTCCTTTTTACTATTATTGATTCTATCATATGATTCTTAAACACGTCTTAACATATATGAATTGGTTAAAATAAGATCTGTTTTATTAGTATATACCCTAAACAATATGGTTTGCAACATATTTTTCCAAAAAATAAAAAAAGAACCAGGCAAATATGCATGGTCTTTAACAACAAATAGCAATTAAATTGTTTTTAATTTATTTATCAGTTATCCAATTGAACAGATTAAGCTACCTAGTTGAGTTGAATCATACTAAAAGGATTAATTTACAACCAGTGTTAAATTGATATCTAGTGTCAATTTAGGAGAAATACTGATTTCAAACATTTTAATTACTCCTATTCAATTCAATTTTAAATGACCGGCGATTAAACTTGTTACTTTACGATTCTATCCAACAATGCAAGTACTTCTCCGCGTGTCATGAAGTCACCATATCGATCGTCATTAATTTCAATTCCCTTTGACTGCAAGCTCAATTTGTGTTCTTCAGCCCAATGCGGTTTGAGAAAATAATTTATTGGATTAATACACATCAAGAACTGGCCGGCATACTCTCCTTTTGTCCAAAAGTAAGGATGTGTATATTTGCAATTCCTTACTTCAAAATGAAGATGTGCGGCAGAGCTCTCTCCTGTATTGCCCATATGACCAATTACTTGTCCAGCTTTAATATTTTCTCCGGCTTTTAGATCGAGATTTTGTAGATGAGCATATAACGTGCAATACTCATCATGCTCAATTATTATGTAATTACCATAGCCAACATTGATATTTCCGCTATCAACTTTACTGACCACTACAATTCCATCTGCAACAGCATATAGCTCATCACCTTCAATACCTGCTTTGACAGCTCCGATATCGACTCCGCTGTGCCATTTATAGCCAACAAAATCACGCTTACCGAACTCAGATGTTATTCTTTGATTTGCTGTTGGGTTATGCTTAAACTTAATCACTCCCATCACCACCTACAATTGCATCTCCTGCGTTATCTATTTTATCCTTGGCAATACCGAGTATCTTTATTAGAAATGACGGCAGCTCAATACCTGCATGCTGGAGGTTCTCGGCATTCGAAATTAATTCCCTCACTAGCAGCCAGGCCATCACAAGGGCAGTAACCATTATTTTGCTGATAACACTAATGCCTATAACATCGGCCAATATAAGTAGTGCTTTGTCCAGAATTAGGGCCAAAATAATAAGCATACACATTCCTAATTTCTTGTATATGCCTTTTATAACAAGCTTACTTTCAACTTTTTCATCCAGCCGTACTCTTGCTGCATAGATCCTTGTAATAAGGTCGGCAAACATGGCCCCAAGTGTAATTATAAGTAAAGGTGTAAAAGCTCCGAATATATTTGCTATAAAAGCATATATCACAGCTATTACACCCACTAAACCGGCTTTTATTTCATTGACTTTTTCTCCCATTATTGTCTCCCTTCAATTTTATCTAATATGCGTGTCAGTATCACCGCAAACTGCTCTCTTGTTACTGTTTCCGTTGGCCTGAAAGAGCCGTCTTCAAAACCTACCAGGAGACCTTCATCCACACAGCGATCAATTGCAGCCTTGCTCCACCTTGTTTCTTCAACATCCGTGAATTGCATCTTCTCAGCTCCTCTCAGCTTTTCTAATATTTCTAATTTGTCTGTTAACGGTAATATTGGCAAACCGTATCCGAAACTTGTGTCTTTCCCTACCGCTCCCAAGTCTATACATAAGGATTTAAGTATTTCCACACATTCAGCTTGATTAAAGTCACAGTAACGCTGCAATAGCAAGGCTGTCTGTGCTGCTAGGTTCGGGCATGCTGCGCTAGTACCAGTTCCGTTGGCTTCTGTCGTAACAAAGTCTAGTTCGTCGCCTTCTCCGCTATAGTGAATGCGCTTTATTGTTCCATCAGCGTATATATACACGGATCCTACAGCTATAGCTGTGTTATCTCTAGTGTAAAGTCCTGTAATGCCTGTACTTCCTTCATTACCTGCGCTACAGAAAAATATAACGCCCTTACGTTTTTGTATATCTTTAAAGTAGTCTAGGCGTGCCTGTGGGGTATTACCTGAGTATGACGTAGTTACAATTTTAATTTTGTATTTGTCTATAGCTTCTTCAAAGTCTAACTGTTCTCCGTCTATGGTTACAGTAGTAGTTACTACTTTTCCCTCGCTTATAGTGCCACTTATGCGGCTATTAAGAATGATCGCACCTGGCGCTATGTCTTTTATTACTTGGTTTGTCATTTCACCATGGTTTACAGGGCTTTCTGTGTTTAGCATTACTATATCTTTACCTGTGTAACCTGCTTCGTGGTACTTCTCTAAATTTAACAACTCAACCTGTCTTTGAAATATTTCTTGCACTGTTGCCATACTATACCCCCATTATAGCTCTTCTTATTTCCTGCTTTTCTTCGGGTGTCAAGTTTATATATGTTTCTAGGATTGTTTCCAGGTCTTCGCCTCTAGCTACCTTAATTTTGATACCTGCTATTATTATGCGCTTTTGTATTGTTGTCATTATATAGCCCCTCCTATTAAATCTGCTTGCAGTTCTAGCAGCATATTAATATTATCGTTAGCTATAGCCAGCTGTGACTTCAGGTTACTACTTTCTGCTTTTAGATTTTCAATTTGAAATAGTTCTTCTGTAGCCGTATGTTGATAGGTTATCTGTATCCATTTAAAAACTTTGTTTACTTTGTCATACATAGGGTAATTTATTGAAAGTGAATTGCTCAATGCTGGTGGCTCCATGTAGTCTGTTATTAAAATATACTCTTGTGTTGTAGGGTTTTCATCTATAAGGCTTTCGTCTGCAATAGACAAAACCCTTGCTATGTCTTTGCTTGTATTTTCAATATTTATTGCTTTTCTCATTTTATTACCTCCTATCATTATTCAAATGCATACCATCTGAATTGTGCATATTGAGCATTGTAACTTGTTACTGGCAATCTAAAACCATTTTCTGCTATATAGCTTCCAGTAGAAGTAACACTTGTTGATACCGTAAAAGAACTTGCATTTGTTTCACTGAAGCGAAACCCTTTATTTATGCCATCTAAAAAGGCAACTCCACCATATTTGTTCAAATCATAAGTTGAAGTTCCTATCCATATAATTATTCTCGGTGTAAATGTCAAACCTGTTGCTGATATATAATATGTGCCTGAAACATTAACGGTGTTTGCCAATGCTGTTTGATACTTTTTTTCACCGTTTAGTGGAATTAAGTTTCCAATAATTCCGCCTACACTTACTCCATTCTTTATATTTTCGGCACTTAGATTAGCAAAATTTGCTGTTACTATACCAGCTCCATTATGTTTCCCCGCTGGAATTGTATAACCTGCTCCTTGAGTTAATATTGTTTGATTAACAGCTCCTCTGTCTGGCATATTCCCTGTAATTTGCACTCCGTCTGCAAAAGCAATCTTTGTTGTTAAGATATCCCCTGCAACGGCCGTTCCGGGCGAAGTGTCAACAACATTTGAATTGCCAGCTACGCCAAATATATTTACTCCGGCTTTTATGTTTGCTGATACTAGATCCGAATCTCCTAGGACAATACCCCCTCCGGCATCATAAATACCTTTTGGAATTTCCTGGTTTGCTGTTCCTGGTGTAATGCTTATTCCTGTTTTTTTAGCACCGGTTATTTTGCTTGCAAGCTGTATATGAGTATCAGCTATTAATGCAGCTATTCCAACGCTACTCAGCGCCTCAACTATAAGCCCTTTTTTTGTTTCAATGTCAGTGTTTAAAAATTCTATGTTTCCTTCTATTCTGTTAAAATCACTTGGAAGCGGATTTGTAGGATTGGTGTCCCAGTCCGTCTTAGGTGTTATCCATGGCATTTAATCACCCCTTATCCTAATAACTCTTGCAAGTGCTTAATGTTTTTCTCAATCCTGTCAAAATCATCTTTGGTTGGTACATTATTATATGCCCAATCTGTTTTAGGTGTTTCAAACATAACTACACCTTCCTTCCGCTTAATTTTGCATTCAATGCTCCGTTGAATTCCAGCTCCTGCTTAATTACAAAGTAATCATTCTGTTCCATTCTATCTGTAACTGTTATTCTGTCCCCCAGGAGCATAGCAGGATTGCCTCTCCAATCTACCTCAACGTCTCTTCGAGGATTCTTGTAATATGCAAGCAGCCTGTCTGCAATGATTTCAGCAACGGCCACCGTCTGAACCAGAGGATTTCCCGGATAAGTATATTTTAAGGTACCCATGTCAACAATTGAGTCCGCATCCTGGCGCACCACCTTGTCCTTGTTTAATATTTTCAGTGGCTGAGCATTGATTGTGAGTTCAAATGTTCCCGCAGCAGCACTGTAAACTTTTACTGTTGCTCCCCAGGCGTAATATGTTGCGCTTGTAATGGATCCTGTCCCAGTTAAACTTGCTGCAGCATTAATACATGGAGCATTGTTGTAATATGCCGTAACTGTCTTCGTTTCCCCTGCTGCAATGCTGACGACTTCGTTTGATCTGTAAACCTCCTGCAGCACATCCGGGCGCAAGGGTTGTGTTTCAACCTCGATACAGTTTGCTACCTCTGACCATTTAACCGGGTTGTCCTTGCTGAAGTAAGCGTCTCCTGTTAAAGTATCAACCGATACTGTTTGAGACTGTAAATATGATGGGCCTTCAATTCGGATCACTCCGTTTCTGTCACAATAAACCTGCCCCAGGCAAGCTTCAGCTATTTTTCTTAAAGCCTCACGATGCGACTGATCTTCGAAATAACTATATGGAACAAGATAATTCTGCAGCTCCGTGTCAACAAAATATTCATCTTCAGTCAGCCCGGCATCATCCAATACCGCAATGGCCAGGCTGTATAATGTCTGATTTATTTGCACCTGCGAAGTGCTGTATGTAGACTTTCTAAGCATTTCAAGCCTATCTCTGCCGGTTGTTTGGGCATATACATCCTGTTCAGGTACATTCCAGTCACCAGACCAAAATACACCTAAAGGAACATATTCTTTGCCGGTTGTCATATCCACACCCAACCATGCTTTAATCCTTCGATTTTGCTTCAAAGTTTGATACAGCGGACTTTGCGTGTTGCCAGCATCGAATTTTCTTTTTGCATTATATAATCTTATGTCAATTTCATTGGCTGAGATGTTTCCAACCGGCAGCGAACCTTGCCCTACTTCCCTTTCTTCAAGCATGTTGATCATAAGAATGTCATCGCCTTCATAGACTTCCTGGATGGACGTGAAGAACTCTAGTATCTTGCATTGCCTTCCCTCATAACTCCATTTGGTTATTTCAACCACCATTTTTACTACCTGAGTGATTGCACTGTTAAGAGTTTTATTCCACGAAATGAGCGAATTTGATGCCACTGTCTCTGTGTGCAGCAAGACATCAGCTGAACCATAAAGCTTAATAGTGAAGTCCACCGGATATTCACCTCTGGCAGCATCACCGACAACCTTCAGCTTCGTAATTGGTCTAGGAAGGAAAGTCACAGTCAAAGTCGGGTAGGGTGCAGTGAATGCTCCTCCAGATCCGGCCAGCTGACTTCCCCACCATCCCATTTGACCTATACCGTCAACAGGAGCAAGCACATAGGTACCATCCAGTACCCAGGAGCCGTCAAGACTTGCTATCTTGCCAACCGGCTCCTGGACATTGTCTGCGGTCTGCTCAGGGAAGGATATGTTTGCTTCTTCGTTTGCAGCGACACTTATTGACTGATCCAGGAATGGATCTGTGTAGTCTATCTGGACCTTGCCGTATATTCGCCGTTTATCAGCTTTCATGCTGCTTGTGTATTCGCTGCTTACTGAGAACATATCTTATACCTCTTCCATGGTTATAGTTATACTATGACTTACAGTTGAAACATCCTGGTAAATACCTCTTGGCATTGACATAATAAATACTGTAGCAGTTTTCTCCAGCCCATTATCTTCATAGGAAAATCCAACAGGGTTACCGGCTATAAATGCATCATGGAAAACTTTATAGTAATTGTATCTTAGCCCTCCGTAGGTTAATGAAAATTTGTTCTTCACCGCAATGATATCTTTAACTAATCGGCCACTTGCTGTTCTAGCTGTTTTACAATGTTCTACCGGCTCAACCTTAAAATTCTCAGCTAAGGGCGCTTGTACTGTTATATTGTTTATCTTCATGCCATACTCACTCCCATTCTGTTGTCTTCACCAATCCTTATTTCACGAAGTTTTCTTTCCAATTGTTTTAATCCGTAATCATCTGCTACCAGAGTTCCGATGTTTAAATTAAATGCAATCTGTCTTTCAACTGTATTATTGCTTGCATAATCCTCATTTTCTTCTTTTGTTAATACCCTTTCACCCTCATGCAGCTGGGCAACATAACCATTAAAAGGCACATATGCCAAACCACTTGCATGGCTACCATTTACAGTTGATGATGAAGTGCTTGTTTTACTTTTAGTTCCGCTTATTTCACTGTTTCCACTTCGCCAAAATGCCAACTTATCAGCTAACCACTTAACCTTTTCGCTAACCCAATTAGAAATACTTGTCCATACGCTCTTCATTCCATCCCACACATAATCAATCATACTCTTGCCAAGGCCTTTGAATGTATAAAAAGTACCGCGAATTATCGAATATATAGCTTCAATGAGACCAGGAAGAAGACCGGCCATGCCATCCCATACAGCTTTAAATATTCCTTTTACTCCGTCCCAAGCCTTGCTCCAATCACCGCTGATGATTCCCATAACTACATCAATAATGCCTTGAATTACTCCCATGGCAGTTTCAATAACTGTCTGAACTACAGAAAAGACAGCGCTTGTCACAGCCTTAATCGTTTCTCCATGTTCTTCCCATACTGCAACCAAGACAGATATTGCTGCTTGAATAAATCCAACAACATTACCTACAGTTTCCTGGATGATTGGCATGTTTTCTAAAATCCAGTTTAGCAGCAGTTGAACCATCGGCATGACAGAGACTCCAATTTGTGTTGCAACAGCACCGAAGCTCTTTTTAACATCATCCATTGTGTCTCCGAGAACTACGCCGGCAGTAACTGATTCATCTGACATTACAAGTCCTAGCTCATGTGCTCTGTTCTTGAGCTCTTCTATACCTTCTGCTCCTCCATTGAGCATTGGCATCATATCAACTCCGGCCTTTCCAAATAGCTCAGTCGCAAGCCTTGCCTTCTCAGTGCCGTTCTCCATATTGGCAAGAGCAATTATTGTTTCATTCATCATTTCTTCTTGACTTTTCAGTTTTCCGTTGCCTTCTTCCCATGTTAGCCCTAATGCATTGAAGTTTTCTATTGAGCTGGCGGTTCCACCTTGGGCACTTTCCATTGCTGCAGTCAATGTTTTCATGCCTGTTTCCAGCTTGCCAATATCCATTCCATTTTGGGCGAGAACATAGTCCCATTCCTGAAAAGCTGTCTTACTGAGTCCAATTTTAGAACTCATTTTGTCTATTCTGTCAGTTGTTTCTGCACTGTTAGATGCTACTCCAAGCATAGCACCACCTACTGCTACAGCTGCAGCACCTATACCAAGCGCCCATGCGCCGGCTGTCTTAATTCCATCACCTAGCTTTTCAGATAAACTTTTGCTTTTTTCTTCAGTCTTGCTTATGCTCTCATTGGCCTTTTCACTGTCAACAAATATTGTTCCTGTAAGCGTAAATATGTTCATTTACTCACCTACCTTCAATTCTAAAATCTTCTTAACTTTGTCAAGAATCTCATCTTTACTTTCTTTTTTTGACGATGATAACAGTCCATTTTTAAAATCAAAAAAGCCTATGCTTTCCTGGTATGGAATCCATCTTAAAAACATCTTATCTTCAAGGCTTTTTTCGCCAGCTTTGTTTATAAGCTCTATTCCATCTTCAAAATCCATGGCCATTACTGAACTAATATAGCCATATCTGCTAAGCAGCAAATCCATTACTTCTGTTTCATCAAATTTGCTGCACGCTTGAAAAAAATACTTATGTTATTCTCGCTTGCTAATTGTTCAAATTTTTCGAACAATGCCTCAATACTTAATTCAGCAATAGACTTTTCATCCATTTCAAACGGCCCGGATAAAAATTTATATACCTTATCTTCAACACCAGCATTGCCGGATGCTTCAATAACAGTTAATATTGCCTCAATTCCAATTTGCTTTATATCATCTTCATTTGTATCTGTATTATTTTTTATATCCTTTCCTTTTAAAAAAAGAGGCTGCAATTCCTCTTTCAAGTTTGCAGCCTTCATTACCTTTGTAAAATTAAATAGATCCTGTGTATTTAGCTTTCTCATGTTTCACCTCTTAAGCAGCTGGCGTTGGGTAGTATATAGCAAATGGCGGACTATCCAAATCTGTGTCAGCGTAATGACCGGTTAAAGTCAAGGCTGTTACAACCTCGCTTTTATCCTGTGTCTGAATGCTTAAACCGTTGGTGTTTAATACATTATAAATTTGTATTATTACCGGCTTGTCAGATCCGCTTATTGTACCAACCCATGTTATGTTGTCAATATAATCAGCAAGGGCAATATAATTATTAGCCTTAATCTGTGTGTATCCTGGATAATTCATAGCATCTACAGCAGATGTTGCGCTTGCTAACGACAGCTTTAGACTCTCAATGGTAACCTCCAGCATATTAGCGGTCATAGTTACATCCCATGAGTCTATAACAGTAAGCCCCTTGGCTTTACCTTTTACTCCATCAACTTCAATCTGCCTTACTGTCGGCGTTGCATTAAAATTACCTCCGCCTCTGGTGGCACCCAGCAACTTGCCAGCTGTAACAGCAGTATCAAAAGTGTCTGTCTTTACATCGAAATTTTTAAAAAAAGCTCCGGCATCTAAAACAAGATTTTCCGCTGTCTTAGCCGTATATCCGCTTAAACTTTTTAGCAAACTCATTAACTCACACTCCTATCATAAAAATATAAATCTATTAATAACCGTCTGCGCTTGATTATGCTTTTGTCATCATTCATTGAATTCCTTGTATTAACCTTAGTGAATACTAAGAAATTGTCATTTATATACTTGTAATGCTTAAACTTATTAACAATACCATCAGCAATGATTTCTATTTCCTTTACATCATCACTGTAAACATTAATCTCAAGCTGCTTATCTTCTCTGTCTTCTACATTAACATCATCAACATTAAAAACAGCGTATGGCATGCTCATGTCAGGATCATATTCACCATAAGATACATTTGAACATATTGTTTTTATTTCTGATGTCATATGTATTTTAAGTAATTCAGTATTAATTGCCATCACCCATTTCTTCACTCTCATTAATCAAACTGAGAGCTCTATTTTCATCTTCAATAGTACTTAAATACATACATTGAATTTTTCTTATTTCATCAATGTTCTCATAGACAGCATTTCTTAAAGCTCCAGTTTTAGGTATGCCTCTTTCAGGAGCGCCAAGCTCTTGAAATATGCCGTAAAATCCGCCAGGTTTAAATCCAACAACCAAGTCAGTCTCTCTTTTCCTTACCCAATATTGAATATTCTTTGCAAGTTTACCTGTTCTGCGTTTAATTTGCTTTCTTGCCCTGTTACACACAAATCTTCCGGTATCTCTCAAGGCAGCCCTTACTAACTCTTTAATCGTATAATTAACCCTGTCCACCTGGCTTGTATATTCAACACCATTTTTAGTAAACTTAACTGGACTTGGAATCACCATTACATCACCTTCAATATAGGCTTACTGCAGGTTAATTCAACAGTGCCTTTTTTGAGATTTTCAAATGTACGAATTATGCTATAAGTAATATTATTGAATTTTAATGTGTCTTCATCATTATATTCAAACTTTCTTACTTCAAATTTCAATTCTGGCTTCAATCCACTTGTATGAGCTTCATAAAATTCCTTTTGTCCAATAGACAGCTTATTACTCAATACTTTTCTTTCTCCAGCTGGTGTTTTTACCTTATCGCCTGAATTATCAATACTTTTATTATGAGTAATTAAGTATATAGGAGTGATAAACTCCATAACATCACCCCCTGCATATTTGTCTCGCAAGCATATCAAATGCCGGAGAAAATTTAGTTTCCCCGGCATTATTATTTAACAAATCATTTACACCAATCGAAATACAAACAACTACCAACTCAGAAGGCGAATCTGTAATAACAGCTCCACCGCCTATTAAATATCCCTTAACGGCATCGATTTTACTGCTAATACTTGCATTTATGTCTACATCATCAACAGTAATGCCAAGATTACCCTTTACGGCAGTTAATAACTCCATAACATCACATCCAAATCAATTATACGGTTGCTGCTTTTTTCAAGTAGATTAAACCCTTTGCACCAACTAATTTTTCACTACCAACTTCACCCACAGTACCAATTGCCATTTTACCATCAGCAATCATTAAAGCTTTATGGATCCATTTGTTAGTGTCCTCATTGAAGTACTTTTTGTAGTACATAGCAAGGTTTGAATTCATCATATACTGTGACAAGTCAACAACTGCACCAAATATATCTCCAACATTAGCAGCATCGTATGATGCGAATTTATCAACTGTTAATACTTCTCTGCCGTTAAGTATCTTTTGTCCCTTTTCATTGATTTTTCCTAAACCAATCTTTTGGCCAGTTGTTGAAACCATGCCGTTTAAGTATTTTTCCCACGTTGCTTTACTCATAACATAAATTACACTGTCCTCTGCAGTTTCTGGGATTTTTGCTTCAACTCCAGCCCAGGCTTTTACTGTACCCATGTCTGCTTCTTTAATTTCAACTATCTGATCTGAAGGTAATAAGCTGTGTTTTGTAAATCCTAAAGGCTGTCCAACGCCAGAGCCGCTTACAATAGCAGTCTCCAGAGCTCTAGTCATTGCTTTCTTAAGCTGTTTAATAACAGTATTTTCAAAGATTGACAATGAAACAGTTGCAGACAACAATCCAATTGCAATTTTAGCCTCCAAAACATGATATGAGAATGTAAGTTTAGCATTCATTGCAGCCTTTTGTTCCTCAGATACTACACTTTCAGATGCAAGCCATGTAGCAGTTGGATTAACTTCTGAAATAGGAATAGCAATTCCACCCTGGAATGCTGTCTGAGTAATTCTTGAAAGTATCTTTCCTTCTATAGTCATGTCCTCAATTACTTGATTTAAAATAGTTGTAGGAATAACTGCTCCAATATCAGTTACAGTTGTTAATTCATTTGCTCTTTTCTGAACAAATTTATCAGGAATTGGAGTTCCTTTTACTATGAAATCCTTAAAAGCATTTCTATATTCCATTGATGAATAGATGTCTTCTACACTTCTATTGTCAACACCGCCACCAGCTGCGCCAGGTACATAAGTAGCAATAGGATTAAGTCCACCTGCAGAAGCTGCACCGGATGCATTTCTTGCTGCAGGATCAGCAGTTGGGTTATTGTTTTCTTCAACTGCTATTTGTGCGTTTAGATCTGCAATTTGTAAGTCTACTTTTCTAAGGTCAAGTTCAAGTTTGTCCAGAGCATCTCTTGTTTCAGCTCCATCAATTTGAGATATTAGTGCTTTTCTTTTTTCTGTTAATTGTGCTAACAATTCTTTTTTATTCATGATTTTCTCCCTTTTCAAATTATTTGTATTTGTATTTCAATTGTAACTTACGTTTGTCCAAGTCAAAGCTCTCCAGCTGTTTCAAGTTGCTCTCCAGCAGCTCAAAACTCCTTGCAACAACGCTCGTTGTATCATAAAACGGGGTATCCACCACGCTCACGTCATAAAGTTTTTGGATATTGGTGACAGTTCTTATAGTTTCCATCTCACCATATTGCCATGTGTCGCCCTTATCAGCGACTCTAAAAGCAAAGGACATTTTATCAATTAGCTTTTCCTTAACTGACATATAAACATCCTTGTTGCTTTGTGTCTCAATCAACTCTGCACGGATTTTTAGGCCAATATCATCTTTTATCAGCTGCAGACTGTTATTTCTTGTCCTGGCTATAATCAACCAGCTGTCATTATGGTTATATCTCAGTGGCACATCTTTCATGTCAGCTGTATCTAATGCCCCACGCTTTATAACCTCTGTAAATTTATAATTGCCATATATATGAGTGGCAGGTTGGTCATAAGTTATGGCATACCCTTCAAGGATCATCTTGCCATCTTCCTCACCAACTGCCCTTATTTCAACAAGCCTTATTTCATTTGCTAGTTTTTGCATATCAAGACTACTATCAATTTTTTTACCCATCTATTTAACCTCCTTTGGCACCTTACTCATCTGGTATTGGTCCGCAATTTCCCTGTTAATATAATTAAGAGATATATGCCTTACATCTCCACCATCAAACGGTGGATATCCAAATATCCCAAGAATTTGATTATCCGTCAATGTTCCTCTGCTACTCAATACATCAACAGCAGCTATCTTATTGGCCATGTTTGTAAATACTAATCCCTGCGAATAAAAAATAACTTCATTTCCAACCTCCAATTCTCTAGTTGTAAACAAAGTTTTACTAAATACTCTGCCTAAGGATATAACCATTGGCTCAAGTTTCTTTTCATAGAATGCCTGGTACTCTTCTTCAGTAAAAGTTCCATTAAGAATAGGTAGCGACACATCAAAATTATTGATTATTCGCTTATCCAAAAACTCCATTGTATCCTTATCAATAATTTTAGGATCTAGACTTAACGGAATATAATCATTCTTTAAATCTATGGCCAGAATACCGGATTCGCTGTTAGTTAACTTTTGTTCAAAAGCAGCTCTCTCCTTTTCCTGCTTTTCTTCATTCATCATGGTATTGATTTTCAGCAATCCCCTAATAGTAAGACCAGCTTTAATGCCTTTTTCAAGACCTTGATTAACAATGTCATTGATTTTCAGTTGCTTTAATATAGCCTCATTGTTAGCCTTGCCGGAAGCATCTCCACCCATGAATTCATTAGCCCCAAAATCCTTACGCCAGTGGATAATATCGGCATATGGCATTGTATATTCTTGAAAATTGCTAAAATACATTTTGATATAAAGTTTCCCAGTAACTTCATCCTGCAAAAAATCAACTTGTCTTGGGTTGAGCGGATAAAATCCTGTGTATTCCCTTCTTACAAGCCCGTCACCTATAGGCAGTTCCCTATATGCCGGATAAATAAAGGCATTCTTGGTAATTTCCCTCAGGTAGGTTATGTTTTCAAGAAAATCTGTTGTAGTCATTAGTTCATTCGGTCCAAATTTTAACAACCTGTTAATACTGCTGTTAACAACCGACTGCATGTTTGTTACATTATCAGTTCTTATATGCTTAGGCTGCAGCTTACTCATTTCTGTTGCTATGCATCGTATACAATTTTGCACTATGTCGCTGGCATAAATATCATCACCAAACTGAGTGAAAACCGGAGCAGCTCCATTTAGCATTTTTGCATATAATAAGTTTTTAGCACCCTTACTGACTTTTGATAAAACATTTATTAAACCCAAATTCATCACCTACCTTATTAGCTCGGTATATTCTTTTCTGTATCTGTCCCATGTAGCATAAGCAATGATTAATGCAACAGCTCCATCAATACGCCTGTTCGCCTGGTCCTGGACCTTAATTGGCATGATGCGGCCATATTTATCAACCACGCAAGCAACATTCTTCAGACACCATATATCAATAGGATTTTGATTATAATTTACAAGCTTGCTTTTTAAATCGGCCTCCAGCATCTTCATTGGATTGCTCATGTTATTGTAATCTTGTCCTATCTTTTCCATCTCAAAACCGTAGTCCTCCATTTCCTTAACAAAGGATTTGGCATTCCAACGGTCATATCCGTCCTTGAAAATTCTGATGTTGTATTTCTTGTAAAGCATTACATACCATGTAACAACATCAGAGTAGTCAACCTCATTACCGTTACATACAGTTAGAAGTCCTTGCCTTGCCCACTCCAAATAATTCTTTTTATCTTCCATGGATCCAGCTTCAACCTTTGTTTCAGGTATGAAATAATGCTGCAAAATGTATTTAATCTTGTCGCCAGGGCGCATGATCAATACCTTAGCAGCTGTCAAGTCCGTTGTTTCAGACAAGTCAGTTCCACCGATTCCAATAGCTCCTCTCATGTCTTCCATGTTAAATGTAAGAGCATTTACGATGTCCTTTTCCATCAGCCAAGCTTGAGCATTGTTCTGTTTAAAGTTAAAATCCTTAGCCATGGTAAATATTCTTTCAGCTTTATTTGCCTGAGCTTTATTCAGCTGGTCACGTATGTAGCTATGCTTCTTTATTACTCCAAGTGAAGGATTAGATTTGTACCAGCTTTCCTCATCCTGAAATATTTCAACTTCATTGTCCTGAGTGTATAACCAAGGAAGCAGCGTATAATCTATTCTTTCACCATTAAGCACTTCTCTAGCATATTTAAGCTCATTGTCTAAATATCCATCATCAGTGAAGCCTTCTGTAGTAACGTTTATAAATAACGGCTCATCTTTTGTTGACTGTGATTGTTCAATAGACTTAGCAATAACATTGTCCTTCATCTCATGGCTTTCATCCAGTATACCAACATCAATGTTTCTACCTTCTTTGTTTCTGGTCCTGTCTGACAGCTTCTTGATTGTTGACTTGCCCTTAAGGTTGAAAATGCCCTTTAAATTCTTATGAGTCCTTTTGCCCTTAGGATCAAACTGCTCTCTCATGTTGGCAATTTCGCCAAATATAATATCAGCCTGTGCATCATCATTGGATGAACATATAATGTCACTGCCGGGGTTGCCAACCATAAATTCAGATAGACATATGGCAGCACACAAAGTTGACTTGCCATTTTTTCTGGCTATCAATAAAATAAGCTTCTTAAATCTTCTAAGTCCTGTATCAACCCACTTAAAAGAATAAAAAGCTTCTATTACTGCATTTTCCCACAGCATTAATTCAAATTTCATACCGTGAAACGGGCTCTTTGTATGCCTACAGAAGTTCTGAATGAATGTCATTCTTAATTCAGCATCACTCACATCATAGAACCATTTGTCAGATTCTAAATCTCTAATTAAATTCCTAAGGCACTTCTTAAGTTCATGGCCAATGATGATCTCACCGGACTTAGTCTTAAGGTAATATTCAATCAAATATGAATACTGGCCATTAATAGTACAATTTCCATAATCAATTACATTTTTAAAATCAATGTCCTTGGCTATTTCTCGTAACTTAATATAAATCACTCTCTTTCATTCCCTTCAACCAATCATCAAAAGGATCATCAGCCTCAATAGTATTTTTCATCAGAATACTGCTCAACACCTTAATGTTTAAAGCATATATATTTACAGTCCTCCGGTACTCATTAGCAATAGGTATAGTCTTTTGAATTGCTTTGTTTGCTGGATTAACCCTAATCATTCCAGTTTCTTCAAGTATATTTTTCATGTCAAAAAGTTCTCCTTTAAGAAATGCTGTCTCCTGGATCAACCCTTCAACCAACTTGCGTTTAGATTCCTCAACATCCTTGAATATTTCAGTCAATTTTACATATTCTTGTTGATAGACTGCTGATTTATCAGTATCTTTCAAAGGCTTCACCTCGATTTCATTTTTTTGGTTCATGTGCAAGAACTGTTCCCCCTACATCGCTCCCCAGGGGGTCGCTAAATAAAAAACATGGGGGGTATTATTTTATTTTGTAAAGTTATCAAACCAATTATTAATGTACTCTGTCCACTCATCTTTGTGCTCTTGCCTATAGTCATTGCAATAACTCAATCTATACAAGCAGTCTTCCTTGTCTGCTTCAATGAACACAAGCTCAGCTCCTAAGTCCGAAGATAACTTATCTCTTGCATACTTGTCAGCATATCCACCTATGATCCATGCGCTGTTCCAATTACCATACCTTGTTTTGATATTGTCCAGCAGTGTGTTTCTTAATCCAAAGATAATATACTTTAAGCTGTCCGGTTTATCATACAGTGGCTGTAAGCTAACCGCTTGATACAATCTATCCATGTCAACAACTATATCACCTGGCTCCATGTTATCTTTTACATAAGAAGTCTTACCGCTCATTGGTGGACCATAAACAATGTACACCCCTTTACTCTTAACATATCGCTTAGCCGTTGGACCATTGAATCTATCATGTTGCTTGTTATGGCAATCATGGCAAGCTATCTTAACATTGTCAGGGTTAAGTGAGATATTTACATCATTTACATTTGTTTCAGTTAATTCAATCGGAGTATGATGTATTTGTATGTGTCTTGATTCAGTTATCATCTTCCCACAATATTCACACTTTGGTTTTCTATCAAAGATGATTTGTTGCCTAAATAGCTGCCATTCTAAACTTCTATAAAATTGTTTAATAGTTAAATAACTCATATTACCAAGCATCCTGTTCAATCTTTTGTTTCAATCGCTTTACTCTTAGCTTTTGTTCCTCTGTTGCAATGTCCCAGTTAGCATGTAGCATTTCATCATATTGTTTAATCATTTTAGTAAGAGTGTTCATACCCTTTGACAGAGTATTCATTAAATTAGCTTCTTTATCCCAGGCAAATTGTATTTCATATTCAATACCTTGTTGTTTACCCTTTGTGAGCTTTTTAATGTCTTTTGTATGATCATCCCTGTTCTTAACATGCATTAGTTCTTGCATATGTATAATTCTTGCTTCTTGCAGACAAATGCTTCTCCACAATCTTTCTAAGGGATCTGCAATATCTAACTCTTCCATTATGTTCTTGACAGCAAATGGAATCCTCTCAGTATACTTACCAAAGGTAAAGCCATTATAATTACCCTTTGGAGCTCCTCCGCCTGCATTGCCAATAGCATTTTGATTACCAAATGGAGCACCTTTTTTATTTAGCCTTTTTGCCCATTTGTCTTGAACTCTCCATGAATTTATATTATTAATTTTTTCATTTAGTAGCTCTGCAATCTCCTTGGAAGATATTTTACCTTCATGCTCTTTGTATATTTCAAAGGCCTTATCTCTATTAGGACTCCTTTGTCTTGACATGCTTATCAACTCCAATTCGCACTAATAAAAATAAGATAATCAATCATTATCTTATTCGTGGTATGTAAGTATTATTATTATAAAAAATATTAACGTCAATTGAGTTTGTTTTTCGGGCATACAATTCGAAAATCAGATAAATTTTAAAGAACGTCTTTTAGGGTTTTTTGCCTTAAATGTTATACTTCATTGAAACTTCAATACAAATCAACCTTTTTTAACACCTAAACGAATTTTACATATCGTAGTATTCTGTAAAATACATTTTTTGACCCAATATATACTGATAGAAAAAATAGGATAATTTAAACAACATATTTTACTCAATTTAATTATGTAAAATATAACCCCTAAAAAATAAAATTACCGTTTTTTAATTCCAAACGATAATTTGTTCATCATTTTGTCTTTGCTGTCTTGAGTAACACCTATATATCTCTTCGTGTAACCAATGCTTGAATGTCTAAAAATATCCTGTAGAGCTGCAGCGTCCTTTGTTTCACTGTAGAGAAGGTACCCAAATGTCTTACGCAATGTATGACAACCAATAGGATCCTTGTACTCAAACTCATCAGCAGCAGCATTAAGTATTTGCCACACTCTTTGCCTAGTGATTGGATGATTTTTCATTTTACCTCTAGTTGGCTGAAATAGAAACTCATAGTCACGCATGCCAACTATGTATTCTTTATATATTTGCTTAAGCTCATCATTAATTTTGATTCTGCTTTTCTTCCCGGTCTTTTTCTCAGTCAAAAATAGATAATCTGCATTCTTTACATCCCGGACCTTTAAAGGCAATATGTCAGAAATTCTAAGTCCTAAATATATCCCGGACATAAACAAAACAAAATCTCTTATGCATTTTTCTTTCAAATAATCAGCAAAATCTAAAATTGTATTTTCATCCCTGATTGGTTCAACAGTATTCATTGCTCATGCCGCACCTGCCTTAGAGCTCCACCGTGACGTTTGTAAACCGGAGCATCTTCCATCAGTCTTTTAAAGTCAATACAGTCTTTTTTAGGCTTGCTAAGATTAATTAATTTATAGTAAATATCAGGTTGTTTATTTTTAATAATTTCTCCAATTGCCAAACTGTCACCCTCTTTTCAAATTATTCCCCGCCCCTCGCCCTATACGGTTTACATCAGTCCGTATCAACAACAAAAGGCATCCTTCTGGATGCCTTCACATTTATTTATATATTTCTATGATACCACTATAACATGAAAAATGTCTCATAGTGTCTCATTTTTGAAATTATTCATATTCTTTTATTAAATCTTTGTTCATGATATAGTCAACTTTATTGATACATACACGTTTTGTAACATTTCTTTTGTTTGTGCATTCAAAAATAAAAATGTATCCATGCTGGCTGATCAGTCTGCCCTTAAGAATTTCTCGTGCTGGTTCAACTGTGTCAACACCGCCACTGCCATAATTTTTATTAATCATTAAAATTTTATACTTTTTATTGTCATCTAGCTTTAAATTTTTTATGGAATCCGGTGTTATTACAACCTTTCTAGGATTGTTTTCAGATATTATTCTCAAAATTATACACCTCTAACATTTTCCTGATAGCGTCATCATGCAACCTGTAAATATGGCTCCTGTCATAATGAATGCTGCTGCTTATCATCCAGATCTTATATTTCTTGAAATACCTCAGTTCTATAATCCTATGCTCTGTTGGATCCAATACACCAATCAATGCATTTATATAGTTTCTTTTCTTGAATGTCTTATCAAGCCGGTTTTCAAGCTTGGCCACCTCCTGCCCATATGTGACCATGATCTTTTCAACACTTGCATAAACAGAATCAGAAATATTACTGCCGCCTGGCATTCCGGTTAAGCAAGGAATATTTAAATCCCTTTGTGAACTTATTGCCTCTCCAAGATTAATAATTTTTTCGTTTATGCCTTCTATTTCATCCTCAATGTATGTATAACTGTATAACAAGTTTTTCAACTTCGCTGTCTTCTCATCGTCTTTAAACATCGCTTCACCACTCTTTCTATAAAAAGTCTGCGTATCCCGTCATTGTCTTGCCTTCAACTCTTAGTAAATAATACTTATGTTTAGTCCTAACTATTTTAAACCCGCACAATCTCAAACTTTCAGCTTCCAATTTACTCACTTCCTGCATATGTTAGCCTCCTGTCAAAATGGCACATCTTCATCGTCAACCGGAGTGAAAATATCATTCTCCATGTTATACTCAGCTTCGCCTTTCTTTGAATCTAAAAACTCTACCCTTTCAGCTGTCACTCCAGTTTTGTATTGTTTTTCTCCATTTTTATCAACATAACTGTTGGTATTTATTCTGCCTTGTACACAGCACTTACTTCCCTTGTGCATAAAATTAGCGCAGTTTTCTGCTGTCTTGCCAAATACCGTGACGTATATAAAATCTGCCGTAGGTTTCCCTTGGCTAATGGCCTCCTGTTTCTTATCCCCAAATAGATCCTTGTCCACTGCCAGGGTGAAGCTAGACACGGCCGTCCCGGTTGTCGGTATGAACCTAAGCTCTGGATCTCTGGTCAATCTGCCTATCAATACAACACTATTCATGTCCCACCTCTTTCCTTAAGAGTTTATCATGAATTGAGCCAAGCTTCTGTTTATGTTTCTTTACAAACCCTGGTTTATATTGTTGTTCTTTCCATGCCTTTTTTCTCTTTGGTCTGCTTGCCATATCTCTATCTCCTATCCATGATTATTTTTATATTTAACTGATTTTCTAAGAACTTGAAGCCTTCTTTTGATACACTGTAGCATTGAGGATTAGGTCCGCTGCCTAGCTTGAAATCCTTTTTTACTGCTAAGCCCTTTATAACAAGGTTGTCCCAGCTTTCATCATGATCTGATGTTGTGAAGTAATTTCTCCAAGCGTAGTACTTATCACTCTTTACCTTGTTTTCATTAAATCCTATGCAGTGCTTCATATCGTCAATTTGATTAATACTAATATTTAAATCGTGCTTGATCATATCTTTTCACCCTTCCGCATTTAGCTGCCAGGCAGCCGTCATGGCCAAGACCATCCATGAATTGACGGCGTTTCTTGTTTATCTCAGCTTTCTCCTGCTTCATCCCGGCATATATGCTGCAGCCATCATGGCAGCCTAATTTTCTTTCGCTGCAATTCAAACAGTTATCTCTCATCGGCAGTTACCTCCCTGCCGGAAAGTCCAAACTTTTCTCTCTTTTTTCTTGCTATCTCTTCCAGGTCCACCTCAGCCATTTTTCCAATCTTCCCATCAAAATTGTGGAAATTGTTCACAGGCCTTGGTTTGTTTTGTTGATAAGTCTTGCTGCTTACGCTGTTCTTGTACTTTCCTTCGAGGGCATTTATTATCTTGTCTGAATTAATGCAAAAATCGAAGTCAGCCTTCCAGCCCCTATCATTATCGCCAGTGCAAAAGTTAGAATCATTAATACTCTTAAATGCTAATTCAACCTGCTCTAAACTGTAGATTTCAAGTAACTTTTTAATGTTTTTCTTTCTCTTTTCAGTTAGCTTTAAGGCTTTTGGAAGCTTAGTGCATATTCTGCTGTACATGTCCATAATTGTTTGATTATTATCCTTCGATTCTGCTTTTCCTTCATCGGAATGACTATTATTATTTATTATAATATTATTATTATTTATATTATTATCTCGGACATTTTTGTCACCACCTATTGGACATTTTTGTCTATACGTATTGACATTTTTGTCACCACCTAAATAGGCATTTTCCTCACAAACTGATTCAGACTTGCCTGCCAGCTTTATGTATCTTTTTATAATTTCGCTTGTTCCGGTTTTATACTGAAATTCAACATTAACATAACCTTTTTGGATTAGCTTGTTAATCCATCTGGATATAGTCCTTTCACTAACCATATACAGTTCCGCAAAATACTCATTTTTAGCCCAACAATAGCCCTTTTCATTACATAGAGCAGTAATTTCAGAATACAGAAGCTTGGCAGTAGGCGGAAGTTCATTGTCATATCTGATACTAGCAGGTATTATGGCATAAAAGCCTTTGTTCATATCACTCATCTAGTCTCTCCCCTACATGAAAAAATTTTTCAGCAAGCTTTTTCTTTGCAGCCATGCCCATTTTGTTCTTGCTACAGGATATAGAAATAACCCTCCTGCAATCTGCACTGTCCTTGCAATAATATGGAACCAGCTCCGTATCAGCTTCAGCATAATCATAAATACTTTCGCAGAAATCTAAATTCATGGAATAGATCCTTAGCGCATTCATATCATCCAGGCTTCCTTCCAGTGTGTTCATGAAACTTGGTGGCTTGCTTCCTGCCCTGCATTCTGCAATTAATTCATTGTGACTATTTTTCCTGAAATTAGAAAATCCGCACATCCTGCACTTTTCGTTCATCTGACCGTTTAGCTCTGTTTCGCATGTATATCCTGTCGTCTCCGCATTGGTTGATTTATTAAATTTCTTGCCGCATTTTGTGTAATAGACAGACATCTCAACCTCCTATATTTATTCAAAATTCAACTCTGTTTTGAGTACAACAATCAAAGGTAGGTAATTTCATACATTTTTAGAAAAATTCCTGTATAAAATCACTACCTTAATTGTTTAACTTTTCAGTTATGAAAAGACTTTTATGTCTATTTCAAGAGATTCAAGCACATCAGAAATATATTCTTCCAATGCGTGCATGGTATTTATCTTCCACGCTCCTCCATCTGCTTCAAACAGTCCGCAATAACCTCCCTCCTGCATCCTGAAAACAAACTTGCTTTCAACCGGTTCTATTTCAGTGAACGTTCTGAACGGCTGAAGTATCACCGGATTTGGTATAAATACATCTATCAGGCCCTGGGTTGAGCTCTTGATTGTTATTTCCTGGGATATGCCATTGTCGCCTACTGTTCTGACAGCCTTATCAGACATGTTTCCGATGTATCTCAATATATCACTCAGGTCATTATTTTCTACAAATCCAGTCTGCAGCATGATGTTAAACTGCTCTCTTTCAATGAACTTGTTGAACATGATATTTATCTTGTCCGGCTCACAAATGGCGTAAATCTCTCTTTCATTGTCGTCATTGAGCGGTGATAAAAACTCTATTCTGTCGAAGTTTTTGATGTGAATGAAGCTTCCTTCGTAAGTGCTGTCGCAATCAGTCTTGATATATTCAAGAAAACCAGTTATGCTTTTGAAGTGAAGTGCATCCGGTTCTTTGTAATCATACCTTTCCAGTTTCCTGTCGCTGAACAACATCCCATTAATATCAACCAACTCCGGCTTAGATAAGCCAACTATGTATTGCGCTAATTCCTTTAACATTTCTCATCCTCCATTATTTTATATTAGTAATTTTTGCTGACTTGTTGTCAAATATGCTTTGTTGCCTTACTTCATTCAGATGAAGCTGCCCTTCACTGTCCTTGCCTACCAAGATCTGAGTCTCAACTCCCTGCTCTGTAGCCAGGGTTGTCTTAGTTGTAATTGTGGTCCTGACAAAGTCCCTGTTTTCATTCGGCTTAAAACTTAAAGTCAATGTAATTTTGCGTTCCTTCCTTGGATCAGTGTTCTTGTCCATAATATTCTGGGTAATTTTTTCAAGCTCTCTGTTTAGTTTTTCTACTATGGAACCATCAGCCAGGTTAATAACATTGATCATCTATTTCACCTCATTTTCGCTTCTGCTTGCTAACTGCAGCTCATTTGACAATTCAATCATCCTTTTTTCACATCTTGAAATTTTCTTTTCGGCAGTATCCTTTGCCTTCAACACCTTGCCCATTTCATTTTCGATTTCTTCCCTGGATCTTACAGCTACCACATCCTGATGAGATGCTGCGCTCACAATTTTATTCATAATGTCCTCCTCAAAATATTTGATTTAAGCTTAAATGTATGGTATAATTAATTTGGTTAGTTAGTCGCCTTTGTGCGGCTTTCTTTTTTTATCTTCATCCTGGCATCGTGCCACAGGATTATTGAAGTTAGCTTATTATTTACTATCCGCATATCATCAATATGATCATCAAGTACATCTTCTTCCAGGACATCAATCGTTCCGTCAGACATGATTTCCTTAATACCTTCCACTATTGGTGAAAGCTTGTCCTTTGCAAGTATGCCCTGGAACACCATATCAACCTCTGTCTTTGGAACAACCACATCCGGCAGATACTTACCCAGTACACTGTTATTTTTCAAATGCCACCAGGCAAGCATTGGGGATCTATATAGCTCTGCCATGCTGTCAACTATGTCATCCGGAACCCTAGCCTTTCCATTTTCATAATCACTGAGCGTCCTGCAGCTCACATTTAAATACTCTGCCGCAGCATCCTGCTTAATACCTGAACTTTCTCTGCATGTTTTGTAATAGCATGCGCATTCTTTACTCATTCATCTTCAGCTCCCTTCGTGCTAAAATAAATTAAAACATCACTTCTCAGCAAATCTCTGCCCTCTCTTCTGCTTCTTCTCGTCACAAACAAAACTCTTCTCAAATATTGGCACAGGCTCTGTCTTCACGCTGGCTCCGCAGTGGTGGCACGTCGTTTCAATAATGTGATCCAGAGCCCATGCACTATATCCGCATTCAGGACAAACATATTCTCTCAATCTACTACCTCCCTTCTTCTTTCGTATTCCTATGCAATACTTAATATCTTCTATCATTTCATCTTTACATCCGACAAATATGCAGCTTGCAACTGTTATGAAAAATGCCTGGATGATAATATTTAAAATTATTGAAATCTTTATCATATGTTCCATGCCTTACCTCACACACTTTCTTCAATCAGTTGTTCAAGCGCTTCAATTACACTGTCTAATTTTTCAATGGTTTCAGGACTGTTAAGTTTGATATCCTCATATAAAATAGCTTCTTTGTCTTTTTCCCAGCCATCTTTATAAAAACTAAAGTGGATAGTACTTACATGTGGATGAGCTGTAAAAAAGCAGTCATGACCAAAATCCTTTGCATCAATGCACAAATCAATTATCTTATGTATTCTTTTTCTTATCCTGGCGTTCATGCTTCAGTAACCTCCTGCTTCTTTGGTTTATACTTACCGGCAGCTATAGCATTTGCTGCAATAACTTCCATTCTTTTGATTGCCCTGGCTTTGTCTTCCGGGCCCTTATCCCTGCAATCATCATCGCAGATCATTATGTGAGTGTTTCCGACCTTGAAGTCTTCAACTATATTTCCAATAGGTATTTGTGCCTTAATCATTAAAACACCTCCAATCTTTTAATATAATATGTTTGGTGACTTGTACTTGTTTTCAAATTGTTTTCTTTGACACCTTATAGCAAAAATTGTATAATTTTGTAAAGGCGGTGATTGCTATTGAAAATATAACTTTTGATGATATAATTCATACAATAGTAGTAAACGATTACTTAGTTTTCTTTGGCTATATCATAAGTTTTTTAGGATTTATACTAACTATCTATGTTATGATTAAAACCAAAAATATTGATAAGAGATTAGCTGATTACAAATTAGTTGAACAATTTAATATTGAACGTGAAATGTACATAAAAACATTCAGAGCATTTAAAACCAGTCTTACAGATGATAATGTAGATATTTATAAAATAAAATATGATATTTATGAAGAGACTGAAAAATTTAAATCACATTATCATTCCATAATTGGAAAATTAGATAAAATTAATATTTTTTGTTTATGCCGTACTCTTAAGAAAGAAAAAAATATTAAAACTAACGATATATGCAATTACTTAACCAAATTGCTAGCTCTACTATCAAATAAAAAGGAGAATTATTATGGAAAATAATCAAAGTAAATTTGTATTAAAGTTAATAGAATTGACCAAAGAAGGTACGCTACAATGGAAATACCTTGATGAAAATGATACTCTTTGTAAGCAAATTAGACTTGAACCAAAAAGTATAATACAAATACCTTCATTAACGTTTAGTACATTATTTGATAAAAATTCAAGCTTTTATGTTGAAGTAAAAACAAATTATATTGTTTTATACAAAGCAACTCAGCAAGAAAATCTTATTGATTCATTAAGATTATTAACCGTTCCTAGTTCGTTCAAAGATATACAAAATATTTCAACAGAAGCTGAAGAAGATATCTTGAGGTTATTTAGTATAATTAAATCTAAGTTTCCAAGCAGTGAAGGAATAATAAATGATATTTTAAGCATGTAATATATCACTTATTATATTCTCAAATGTTTTAGTTACTGTTGTATTTGGATTGTAAATACAAGCAACGTAGTCACATTTATTACACATACATTCTTTAAAATGTCCACACGGAAGATTTGGAAGTGACTTAACCATTATTCGATATAATTTAGGAATAACTTTTTCTAAATCTTCTACTCTTTTTTCTAAATCTCTTATTTTTTTAAACATGCAATACCTCCTGATTTAATGTCATCTTTCAGCTTTTTAAAGTGATACTGCTGGCAAAGATTTGTTGTTAACCTGTTTCTCATCAATTAGCACTTACGAGTATAAAATTTTTATGAATACTAGGATTTTTATAATCCCGAATACTATTGAAATAGAAAATACTAATAAAAGTGTCGCTAAATAAAGAACTGAATAAAAAATATCTTTCTTTTTCATGCATTCCTCCAGCCTATATTTCCTTTCTAAGTGAATTTATCCATGAGTTTTTACAAGTTTCTTTTCCAATACATTCATCATAAAAATCGCATTCAACACAACCTTTGTTGTCGCCCTTGTTTTCAGATGACATAAAATCCGCTAAAATTTCTATACTTTGTGTTACCTCTTCAAATTTGTTCATGATGCGCTCCTTTCATCAATTTTTCTGTTTCCAGTAAATGTTTTGTTGTTAGCCTGTTTCTTTTAGCTTTACGCCCAACGAAATGTTGCTTGAATTGTCAAAAAAAATTTCTTCTATTTTTTTGTCAAATACATCTGCAATCTTTTTAGCTACTTTTAATGAAGGCTGTCTTTCACCATTTTCAATAAAGCCATAATGACTAGTAGTTATGCCTACTTTATCTGCAATTTCTTTTTGAGATTTATTGCCCCTAAGCTGTTTTAGATTATTCATTATTCACCTTTTTCCCAACAATTTGTTGTTTATTGAATTCAATATAACACAACGCAAAGTTGTCTGTCAAGGATTATTTTTACATTTATCTCGTTTTTGTTGTTTAATTCCTTGCAATGTTTACATTTTCAACTCAAAGTTGTATAATTAATTAATAAATTAGGAGTGTTAACATGGATGGTATTCTAAGCAAACGATTGAAACAACTACGTATTGAAAACAAAATGTATCAAAAAGATGTTGCAATTAAAATAGGAATAACGGAAAGTGGTTATGGTTATTACGAACAAGGGAAGAGAATTCCAGATAGTATAATGCTAAACAAACTTGCTGCTTTGTATAAAGTATCAACAGATTATCTTTTAGGAAATACTGATAAAAGAAGTACAGAGCTTTTTACGCTCGATGAAGAGCTCCAGCAGCTCCTCAATGATCCGGACACCATGGTGGCATTCAAAGATTTTAAAAACCTTTCCGAAACGGACAAGCAGGAAATAATAAACTTCATAAAATTTAAAAAACAGCAACAAGACAAATAAATATAATGGGGATTATATTTACATCTATGGGGGAAACGCTGACAACTTAATATAATTACTTATGGATCATAATCCCATGTCTTTTTTTGATATGGGATTTTTTATATATTTAATGCAAAATTTGCAGAATAAGGGGAGAACATATTTAATGGATACATTTACGAAAGATATATCTTATAATTACAATGATGATACAGGGTTTTGCATTATAATTGATTACAAGAACTATGTTAATAATCCGTCAGCTTTATTTAAATCTGTGTCATCGATAATAGATGCATTAAAATTTGCAGATGAGACGTTGATTTCCTCATTTAGCACAACTGTTGATCACTCATTTGTACTTGATAGCGTTGAGAAAGGTTCAATAAAAGTATTTCTAAAACATCTACTAGAAAATATTCCTGACAGTGCATTGGAAGAACTTGATGTTAAAAAAATAATCGGACACTTCTTAGTTCTTGGAAAGAAAAAAATATTAGAAAAAATGGAAGAAGAAGAAATAACAGAACTTGATAGTATTGAAAAACTACAAATAGAGCTATATGAAGAAATTGAAAAAACAAATATATTACCATTAAAAAACTATAACACTATCGATACAAAAAAACTATTAACTAGCATGAACAACATTAGTGTTGCTGTAAATCAAATGCCAGAAGAGGTTGATGTTTATTATGAAGTGATAACTCCTTCATCAGATAATCGAAACAGATATATAGTTAACAGAAATTTTTCAATTCCTGAAAAGCTATTAGAACCCGAAATTAGTTATCTAGGAGAATCAACATGTGTAATGACTATAAAAATAAAACAACCTGATTATGTATCAAATGCAATGTGGGAGTTTAAATATGAAGGAACATCAATAGACGCAAAGTTTGAAGACATTCAATGGTTATATGATTTTCAAAATCGCAAGATAGACGTAAGGCCTAAAGATTCATTAAAAGTGAACATGAGAGTAATAAGCTTCCATGATGAAAACAAAACAGAAATAAAAAGGAAATACTCTATTTTAAAAGTACTAGAAGTTATCCAATTTAATCCAATGGATCAATTGTCTATAGATGATATGTAAAAATTCAATTTAACTTTATATAAATATAAAAAGAGAGGAATTCCAAAGTGAAAATATTTTTAAGTTGGTCAAAGGAAAGAAGTAAGCAGGTCGCCTTATTTTTACACGATTGGTTACAATGTGTTTTACAATCATCTGAGCCATGGATGTCAGATGTAGACATTGATAGAGGTTCCTTATGGACTAATGATATTAATGGAAATTTAAATATTTCTGCTGCAGGAATCATATGTCTAACAAAATCTAATTTAAATGAGCCATGGATTTTATTTGAAGCAGGTGCCTTGTCAAAGGGATTGGAATCAAGCAGAGTTTGTTGTTTATTGATAGACTTGCAGCCTACTGATATTTCAGGTCCCTTATCTCAATTTAATCATACCTTACCTGATAAAAGTAATATTAGAAAACTTATTTTCACATTAAATGAGCGCTCTGATAAAAAATTGAATCAAGAAATACTTAATAAAGTTTTTGAAATGAATTGGCCTACATTTGAAATCAACTTAACTAAAATAATTAAAGAAACCGAAGGAGATGAAAAATCTATAATACCAAAAAGAAGTGAAGAAGAAATTCTAAATGAAATTTTGTCTACAACACGTATGCTAAATAAGAGAGTAAATAATTTAGAATATAGTCAAAAGAATAGAGAGATATACAATGATGAGACTAAAATTAAAGATTTCACTAAACCATTAAAATCTAATAAACTTAGCAATGATATTATAGATTCAAAAGAATTTTTTAATTTATTTAATATTGTAAGTAAAACTGAAGAGGAGAATTAAATGAGCGAAAATAAAACACCAAAAATCCAACCTACATCCCCTAAAGTGCCACAAGGCTCAGGCTATGGGCCTAAGCCTTGGCAAAGAGATGACGGAAGCAAAGTACCAAGTTTTGTTACACCGACCAAACGACCACCAAAATAAATAATTACATACTTTTAGCAGAAGCAATTCTATTGTCAATATCTTCAATAATTGCTTCTGCATGGTATGCCTTTATAAGTATATCTGAATCGAAATCATAATATTCCACTACAATTTCACTCAAATTCTTTTCAGCAAATTCCTTGTCATTGAAATAATCACTAACTATATCAGTTAAAGTTAATATTATTTTCTTTTTTCCCCTTCCTTTAGGAGTTACATTTTTAATGAAGCCATGAGTAATTATTGTTTCGTTTTTTTGAATTGTGAATACATGTTTTGAAACGTCAAAATCAGGATTATAAAAAATGATATTCCATAAGTCGTTAAATGTAGTATATTTTCGGTCTTTCTTTTTATTAAATATATTATTATAAAATTCAACTAATAATTTAACTGCTATAGGTTTTAATATAGCGACAAATATACATATGAATACAGTCAAAATACAGTATTTCACAAAAAATATAATATTGTAAATATTATTTATTAAATCAGTAAATGTGTTAATTTCTCTGTGAAAAACAAGTTTTAAGATCATCATGTTAGCTATCAAAATGATAAAACTAAATATAAATGATTTTGTAAAAATAACTTCTGTGCTCTCTTCATCACACGCTGGCTCTTCTATCCAAGTAGATATTAGCCTTAATAAAAACCCCGGACCTAAGAATAATACTGTAGATAATATTGTTCCAATATCCATAAGATCACCCCATACAAATTATACCATTAATTACTAATAGTTTCAATTTTATTTCTTTACACTCGAACAATTGTTCTGTATAATATGGTTATCTTGCATTGGAGGAGATAACCATATGTACTACAATATGCTAAACAAAGCAATCTACTTACTTACTGAATATCAAATCTTTGACTATCCTATAGATAAAGAAACAATCGAACAAGTCATTTCAGACAAGCATCTCAAATTAATTACTCTTAAAAACCTTTCAACAACTATTTACATTGATGACACTATTTTAATGCCTAAAACTCAAAATAAAGCCTTCCGGGAAGATGTTGTTCATGAACTTGGACATGCTCTATTTCATTATGGCAATTCCATGCTTAAGGAAAAAGCTGTGATAAGTAAACAAGAAATGCAGGCCAATGCTTTTGCAGCATACTTTTTAATGCCTGTTTATGTGTTTGAAGAATCATTGAAGCTTGGCAGAAGTGATTATGATCTGGCAGAAGAATTTGGAGTCACAGTCAATTTTGTGAGGTTCAGAAAAGAATTGACTGAAGCACTTATTCATAATGGATACTTTGATGAAATGTTAGAACAAATCGAAGAAGATTAACATATACATAAGAGTGGTGATAATATGGAATATTGCATGTATTTGAGAAAGTCAAGAGCAGACATTGAAGCAGAAGCACATGGTGAAGGTGAAACCCTTGCGCGCCATGAACGTGCTTTGATGGACTATGCCAAGAAACATAAGCTATACATAACCAAGACATATAAAGAAGTGGTATCCGGTGAAACAATTACCGCTCGACCTGTAATGCAGCAGCTCTTGAGCGATGTTGAAAAGGGAATGTGGGCCGGTGTTCTTGTTATGGAAGTTGAGAGGCTTGCCAGGGGTGATACCATTGACCAGGGCCTTGTTGCACAGACATTTAAGTATTCTGGCACCAAGATCATAACGCCGATGAAGATATACGATCCAGGCAATGAATTCGATGAAGAATACTTTGAATTCGGACTTTTTATGTCAAGACGTGAATATAAAACTATAAACAGGAGGCTCCAGGCCGGCAGGGTTTCATCAGTAAAAGAAGGCAAGTGGGTTGGAAACAAAAAGCCGTATGGCTATAAAATTGTAAAGTTGCAAAGCCAGAAAGGATATACACTTGAAATCGAACCGGATGAAGCTGCTGTAATCAAAATGATATTTGAACTTTACACAGTTGGTGAAGAGCAGGATGACGGTTCAATAAAAAGATTGGGCTCAACGTTGATAGCCAATAAGCTTAATGACATGAAAATTCCACCTGCACAAAGTAAAAAATGGACTCCTTCAAGAGTGCTGGAATTGATGCGAAATCCTGTTTACATAGGAAAAGTAAGATGGAACTTTAGACCAGCAGTTAAAAAAATGCAGGAAGGCATAGTAACCATTGAGCGCCCACGCGCTGATGAGGATGAGTGGCTGCTGTATGACGGACTGCATGAAGCTATTATTGATGAGGATCTGTTCTACAAAACTCAAGAGTACCTTAAAAACAACAAGCCTAAACCTGCGCCTAATATGAAACCTATTAAAAATCCGCTCACCGGTATAGTGATCTGCGGCCAGTGTGGATCTAAAATGGTGCGCAGACCATACCCCAATAGAACACCTGATTTCTTAGTATGTCCTACGTCAGGATGTAAGAACATAAGCTCATACTTATCATATGTGGAAAACAGGATCCTGGTATCACTGCAACAGTGGCTTACTGATTATAAGCTGCAGCTGGACATAGAAAACAAAGAGGTAATAAGCAATACAGAAATAGAAGTTAAGAAACAAAATATCAAAAGGCTGGAAGATGAATTGAAGAATCTTAACAAGCAGATGAATAGCATACATGACTTTCTTGAGCAAGGTATTTACACTACTGAAACTTTTATGGAACGATCAAAAATAATAAATGAAAAGCTTACTGAAACAAAGACTAACTTTGATATTATTAAAAAGGAACTTGATGATAATTCCAAGATTCAAAGAAGCATAACTGAATTTATTCCCAAGGTTGAGCATGTGCTAGCTGTGTATGATTCAGTGGAAGATCCGGAAGTAAAAAATGCTCTCCTGGATGAAGTAGTTTCAAAAGCAGTATACACAAAAACCAAAAAGGTAGGTAAAGATAAAAATTTTGATGATTTCGAATTAATTGTGTATCCAAGAATCCCTAAATAG